CAACTACCTTGACATGCACCGTCCCCCGGCGGCATCCCGCCGTCGCGGGAGCCCTGGAGATGGAGCACGCCTGTGACTACCCCCTACGAACCGAAGAAGTTCTCCCCCGAGGAGCTGACGGAGCTGCACGCGCTCCCCGACGACGCGCTGGCGACCGCCCAGGAGGCGGCCGCGTTCCTGCGCCTCAAGTACAACACCCTGTCGTGGTACCGCTGCAACGGCGGAGGGCCGAAGTACACCCGAGTCGGACCGAAGCTGATCCGCTACAAGCTGGGCGACCTGCGCGAGTATGCGAAGGGCCAGCCGATGGGCGAGGGCGTCCGGCGCGCCGCGACGGCGATGCTCGCCGCCCGCACCGCCAACGCGGAGGGCTGACCGATGGCCGCAAAAGAAAACGCCCACGGCGTGCTAGACCGTGGGCGCAAGGTTACAACCGACCGGGAGACGGAGCCTGCCAGAGCTCACGGGATCAATGATGCCGCCCGTCGTCCCTCGGATAAGCCATCGTTCGAGCACAACGTCGGACCGTACCTCCGCGCCGGCCTGACGCTGATCCCGCTGCACAGGCACGACGCCACCGACTCGCGCGGCAGGCAGCGGGGGAAGTCGCCGCGCGACGGCGCCTGGCAGTCGAGGGACTACGACTCCCGCGCCGTGGTCGCCCGCGCGACCCGCGAGGGCTCGAACGTCGGCGTGCGCCTGTCGCCAGGGTGGCTGGTGCTCGACGTGGACCCCCGCAACTTCCCCGAGGGCCGCGACCCGCTGGCCGAGCTGGTGCGGGACCTGAGGCTCGATCTGTCGCAGGCCCCGCACACGGTCACGGGCTCGGGCGGGCACCATTACTGGTTCACCAAGCCCGCCGACGTGCAGCTGCTCGACAGCCTGGAGGAGTACCCCGGCGTGGAGTTCAAGAGCCACGGCCGCCAGGTCGTCGCCGCCGGCTCCGTGCACCCGTGCGGGCGCCGGTACGAGTGGGACGACCTGTCGCCCGACCTGGACGACGCACCGGAGCTGCCCGCCGCGCTGCTGCGCCTCTGCCGCCGGCCGGTGCGGGCCCACGGCGAGGCGGCCGGGCTGGGCGAGCTCACGCCCGAGATGCTCGCCACCTCCTTGGAGCACCTGGACCCGTGTGACTTTCAGGACCACGACTCGCAGTGGCTGCCGCTGATGATGGCCTGCCACCACGCCACGAACGGCGAGGGCCGGCAGGAGTTCATCGACTGGTCCACGCAGGACCCCCGCTACTCGGACGACGCCTGGACGATCGGCCGCCGGTGGGACTCGCTGCACGTCAGCCCGACCGGGGGTCGGCGGGGCCGTCCCGTGACGGTGAAGTTCCTGCACAAGGTCGTGCAGGAGGCGGGCGGCCAGGTGGCGCGCCCCGAGGCGGAGGACGACTTCGACGCGTGGGAGGAGCCCGAGGACCTGGGGCGCGGCGTGGACGACGCGGCGCTGCGCGAGCCGCCGAGGGCCGAGGGCATCGCCGCCGTCATCGAGGAGATGAACGCCCGGCACTACGTCGCGCTGGACAACGGGTTCCAGGTCGTCACCGAGCAGCCGGACCCGATCTTCAACGGCCGCGTGCGCTACCAGCGCATGTCGAAGAGCGACTTCCGCTCGTCCTACGAGAACCAGCTCGTCGAGCACAACGACAAGCTGATGAGCAGGGCCGACCTATGGCTCAGGAGCCCGCACCGCCGCACCTACAAGGGCATCATCTTCGACCCTGCGCGCGAGCAGGAGCACGAGGGCTGGCTAAACATGTGGAAGGGCTGGTCCGTCGAGCCGAGGCCGGGCGACTGGTCGCTGCTGCGCGAGCTCATCCGCGACGTGCTCACCGACGGCGACGCCGCCTCCTTCGAGTACGTGCTGAACTGGATGGCCTTCATGTTCCAGCACCCCGAAAGGGTCGCGGAGGTCGCGATCGCCTTCAGGGGTGCGAAGGGCACGGGCAAGAGCACGCTCGGCCGGGCGCTCGCCAAGCTCGCGGGGGCGAGCGGCTTGCACATCGCCAACCCGTCGCAGCTCGTGGGGCGGTTCAACTCCCACCTACAGAACTGCATCCTGCTGTTCGCGGACGAGGCGTTCTGGGCCGGCGACAAGGCGGGCGAGTCGGTGCTGAAGGCGCTCGTGACGGAGCCGACGCTGATCTACGAGGGCAAGGGCCGCGACGCCGTGATGGGCAGGAACCACGTGCACATCGTCATGGCATCCAACAACGACTGGGTCGTGCCGGCCGGCATGGACGGAGAGCGCCGGTTCGCGGTGTTCAACGTCAACGAGCGGCGGCGCGGCGACAAGGCATTCTTCGACGCGCTCAACCTCCAGCTCAACGGGGGCGGCCTCGCGGGCCTGCTGCACGACATGCTGACCCGCGACCTGGGCGACTGGCACCCGCGCGAGAGCGTGCCGCAGACCGAGGCCCTGGCCGAGCAGAAGCTCATGAGCCAGAGCGCCGAGGAGTCCTGGTGGGACGGCCTCCTGGAGGCAGGGCGCCTACCCAACTTCCTGGGCGACCTGCCCTGGGACGCGGAGGCCGTCGAGGTAGACAAGGATGAGCTCCACGCCGACTACGTCGCGCACGCCAGGATGCTCGGCGTGAGGCCGAAGACAAAGGCGGGGCTCGGCATGGTCATCAAGAAGAAGGCGGGGTTCGGCGACAGGCAGGTGGTGACCCACGACGGCCGCAAGACGTGGCGCTGGGTATTGCCCAAGCTGGCCGACGCGCGGGCCGTCTGGGCGAGGCGCGTGGGCCGCGGCTGAGGGCAATCTCGGCCACGGATCGAACTGCGGCCGACCCCCCGTGACGGTGGGTCGGCCGCTTTGTCTTTGCGGATCATGCGCTTACCGAGCCGAGGCACGAACGACCGAGCACACGAGCTCGTTTCGCGTTCGGCCGAGAAACGAGCCCGGAACTAAATACCTAAATGCTAAATAGCCCGGCTCGGCATTTGCCATTTGGGCATTTAGTTTTCGAGGCCGTTTCTTACCTGATCTTATTTTCAGTCTGTGAAGTCTATGAAGAATAAGAAAAGGTAATGAAAACAAGGCTTTTCTAAGCACGGACTGACCTCGGCAGCACGGACAGCATTCCGTGACGCCGTTGTCCATTGATGGTGTGACCTGAGCCTGGCCGGGCGCGGCGGCGTGGAGGCCGATGCGGGGAACGAGGCAGGATCGTCCTTCCGACCGCGTGCTTCCTGTCCCTCGCGCGCGAGGAGAAGCTCCCGCCGACCGTGGCCGAGCGCGCCGCCTGATCGCACATCAGAGGGTCGGGGCCGTCCAAGTCCTTGAGCCGACTGCTTGAACGATGGCGTGCCTGCGCGCGTAAGCACGACACGATCACGCCGTAAGCCACTTTTCATGGAGACGGCGGCCATGCAGTCCACCCCCAACTCGTTCACGCCCGAGCGGCGCGAGGTGTTCTTCCAGGTCCTGGAGGACACGTGCTCGCCCAAGCAGGCTGCGGCTGCGGCGGGCATCAGCAGGCAGACGGCCTTCTACCACAAGGCCAACGACGTCGAGTTCCGCACCCGGTGGGAGAAGGCGGTCGAGGTGGCCCTCGACTCGCTGCTCGACGAGGCGTACAGGCGCGCCGCGCTCGGGTACGACGAGCCCGTGGTCCACGGCGGCAGGCTCGCCACGGTGAGGGACCCGCAGAGCGGCGAGGAGCGGCCGCTCACGGTGCGCAAGCACAGCGACAGGCTCCTGGAGGTCCTCCTGAAGTTCCGCTACGGCGAGCAGATGGCGGACAGGCTGCGCGTCAAGGTCGAGGACACGGGCCTGTCGGCCGACGCCCTGCTGGCGATGCCAGCCGACGAGCGCGCCCAGCTCGTTGCGCTGCTTTCCAAGTACAACGCGGCGCGGCCGCACGACGAGGAGCACGACGATGAGTGACAGGCTGAGCGTCGCCGAGGCCCTGGCCAAGGCGGAGCAGATCGAGGTCATGCTGGGCGCGATCGAGGGCACTGCGCCCGAGGCGGTAAAGGCGATGGGCGGGCGCGACGCCCTAGCCCGGCGCAGCGAGATGACGTGCCTCGGCCCGGTGCCGCGCCTGGACGCGGACGAGTGGGAGCGCATGTCGCTGGAGTACGAGGCGCGGCGCGAGCATGGCAGCGTCAACCGGGGGCACTAACGGGCACGCGGTCGCCGTCGAGGTGGACGGGGTGCGATACCCCTCCGCCAGGTCGGCGGCCCAGGCGCTCGGCGTGGGCTACAGCACGGTCACGGCCCGCGCGCACGACCCCAGGTGGCCCGACTACCGCTGGCTCGGCGCGACGCCCGGCCGGCGTGAGCTGACGCCTGAGGACAGGCGCATCGCGAGGCCCCTCACCGAGCCCGGGCGGTGGCCGAACGACGGCGGCGCGCGACGCGCCCCCGTGATGGACCCCAACTACGACCCGCCCAGGGTCGTGCGCCGGGTCGGCTGGCTCCGCTGCATGTGCTGCGGGCGGTCCCACTTCTCCGAGGACGTGGCCCGCGCCCGAATGTGCCAGGAGTGCGGCGGCGCCGGCGGAATGCCGACCGGGCCACGCCCCGACTGGGACGCCTGACATCGCATCGGCGGGCGGCGCGAGGCCAAGCCCATGATTCGCAAGCCGCAGTGATGGCGGCAGCTTCGAGGGAAACACGTCCGGAGAACGATGGCATTCGCGCCCAACGCTCCGCGACACATTGCAGGCATCCGGTCAGCGCATTGGCGCGCAGACCACCCCACGGCTGGGGATGCGCTCGTGACAGGCGACCGGAGGACCACAACCCACCGGAGCACACGAGCAATGAAGATCGAACTCAGCGACACCCCCCTCCTCAGCACCCAGCAGATCGGCGAGCTCACCTCGACCCTGGACCTGCTGCACAAGCGCACCCTCGCCGCGATCGAGCGGCTGAACAAGGACATCGCGACCCGCAAGCAGCAGATCGCCGCGCGCTGGAAGAGCGCCCCCGGCATCGGCATGGCCGACGTGGCCCGCTTCGCCGAGCACGAGACGCTCGCCAGCGTCCGCGAGATCAAGGACAACTCCAAGGCCGAGCTGGACAAGATCATGAAGGAGGCCGGCGCGCCGC